TTTAACCTAACTGCATGCCCAGCCGTCCAGAAGACGAGCGTTTCAAGCGGAAAGGTAACCGCATTCCCCATGGTGGAGATCATATTTAGAATGACGTTTCTCCCGTTGATGGAAGTAACATCACACCTCAACGACCATACCATGTGGAACCACTCCGGTGGTAGTAAATACCGAAGCAGTTCGATCCCAACACAGTCAGATGCAGATGACCAATCAATCGTGCTTTCGCGACGAGTGATCGAAGCCATCCTAGCCCTGTTCTTGTGCTGGTCGGGCAAACGCTCGACATCGAGTCCAACAGCCTTCATACGGCGGTACATGACGCGCATGAGACCTTGCTGTAAAAACATATTAACAGTAGGCTCTACGCAAATAAACCGTCGCTTCTTGCTGTCTTTCTCTACAGTGGTAGCGCGAGACCCCTCTACTAGGTCATACCGTTGTACGATAACGCCCTTGTTAAATTCTTCAAGGGCTTCCGCAAACAGCGGATCGTACTTCAGGTAGTACTCAAACAGAGGAATTGCTCGAGAGGTTGCCGACAATGGATAACGGCTTTTCGACTCCAACGAGGTGTTGGAAAAGGGACAGCCGATTGTGCTCCCAGACGAGTGCTTGCACTCGTCGAAGAACTCATCCATGGAGAATTCACCGAGTACAAAGTACATTAAGGCTCTCATTCGCATGAGGTGCCTTTCATGTAACAGCGTATCGGATTGAACTCTGCTTGCCTTAACACTAAATGGTTCGAAACCATCCATGTGCTTGTTTATGGCCTCAAATTTCTCGAAGGCCTCGACAGCAAGCCGGTCAGAGTCGACAGTTGAAAATAAATACTTCTTTTCAAATTCATCGACCTGCCGCGAAACGGCAAACTCAAGTTGAGCACTAGGCGGACTGTACACTTGTTTCAGTCCATAGCCTAAGTCTCGTCTAAGTGCTGATGATATTCTTGTCAGCATACCATCAGGCTCAAAGAACTTCTGCGACCTTTTCTTCATGGGAGATCTCCCGTTGAGTGAAGGTTCCGGTAGTCCTATCGCATCGAGTCGAAATGTTCCGCAGACACTTCCCTCTTGGTAAGCTCGTCGAGCATCCTCGAGTAGGTGTCATAGGACAGTAGACCAAATGTGGTAAGACCTGTGAGGGTGATGATCAGGATAAACCTAACCATTTAATCACCTCACGACAGCGACTGAGCGTTCCAGAAACTCGTGATATCACTATCCACAAGCAACTGGGCAGCAGCGCTCCGCATCGTAAGCCTTTCGGCATCCGTAGTGTTGATATCCGAAGAACACTCCAAGCGGAGGGTATTCACGGTTCGTGAACCATCAGCAAGGATCTTCGGGAACTTCAGCACGACGATCGAGCGGGCCTGCGTGTAGCCGCTGGGGGACGAGTTAGACACACGGGGCTCCTTAACGGAGAAGTCAAGTGTCTTTTGGGACACAAAAGCTGCTCCATCATTAAGCATGACCTTGTGGGTCTCACCGTTCTCTCCCTTTGAAAGGAGAGTCGTCGACGTCCCGCCGGTTGCAGAGACAGTACCATCCAGGAGGATGGCGCCACCATTAATTGCCATTGTTTATGGCTCCTAGGTTGGAAGACTCAAAAGCACTTCAGACGTTGTGTCGTTAGGGCTAGTAAGTCTATGACGGAAGTTGCATCCTTAACCAATCCAAGCAAATTCACTTGGGGTATGGTATCGGATACAGTCGGGTACCAGGTGTCACGAGTAAACGTGAAAAGCCGTTCTTCAACGGTTTCGCACGCTGCCGTGACAGACCACTGAGGGTTTACATCCGCAAGCAGTTGACAGGTAGAAACCTTGTCGTGCTTACGAACAACACCCGCAGCGAGGATCCTGATTGAGGGATCAAGGATGTTTGTAACGCCAGAGATACAATTGCTGACGTTAGCAACGCGATCTACCATGAAACTATAAGGTAGAAGCTGCCAACCAACGGTTGGTATATCCTTAAATCTCAATCCGTACTTATATTGCCACCCCTTTAGAGGATTTTTAGTTTCATAAAGGATGTAACAATGTAAGTTGATTGCATCGCTCCGAGTTTCGGCAACCCGTGAATAACCGGGAGCCGTAGTTCTCTGAACATTACCAGAGAGTAGTGTACGGGAACGAGCACTCAAGCGGGAACCTGAAGCAAACTCCTTCTGATTTCTCACGAAGGAAGATTTAACGATGTCTTCTAGACTTCGTTGTAGGGGCAGCATCGCAAAACGGTGCTGAGCCCAGGCTCCAGATAAAGCCTTGGCCCTATTCCCATATCGGAAATAAAGGTTTTTGGCCTTCCGCTCGAATGACTTTGCAACCTCGGCTAACGATGAGGCGGGATTCTTAAGATACTTCAAAGTCTCTCGAACCTCACCAACATCCTCACCGAACGACCACGGCGTCTTCGCAATGTTTGCGATTGCCTGCTGTTTCAGAGTAGCTATGGCGGAACCGACATCAGCCTCAGATACCGTTTGTGGTATTCCAAGGGAAGATGCCAACTCCATCATAGCATGCCGAGTAACAGCACCACTTTGGTGGTACCACCATCCTGTCGATTTATAGACAGCGTGGTAGTAACCGTCCCCAGAAGAGGACGTTGACGCTCTAGAATAGGTGCAAGGATTATTAATGATCACACCATCGGCGATTTTTCGCTGATAGTACGATGTGATCGTATCCGTCATAGTCTCTACATCGGAATAGGTGAAGTACCACGGACCTGGAGGAGTACCCGTTTTTTGGGTCTGCGTACAGGTTACCGTGTCTTCACTGTTTATCCGGCTTCGAAACCGTGACATCTGCCTCTCCTATTGTGGTGGGATCCGAAGCAGCCCCC